CATATTTCTCTAACACTTCTTTCTGCAAATCTTTAAATGCAGTCATTATGGAAAATGGGTCTGAGTCACGAAGTTTCAGAAAAGTAGTTCTCATCTTTTCTTCAGAGATTTTCTTTAATGGAAACTCAGGACGTTCTTTCGCAATAAACTCTGCGAGAGTTTCACGAAATAAATCTTTTCCGTATTCCTCAGTTACACGTTCAAAAGTGGGGTTATCCAAGATAGGTAACCCCACTGAATTTGAATGTTCCCTAAGAACTTGGTATAAGTTATCTGATGTTTGCAAGGACATTTTCAGGTGTTGAAACCTCATAAGGGTCTGTTGCACAATTATCTTCGCAACCTTCCTCAATGAAACTTTGAATAACTTTACCGTCTTCGATTACAACTGCATATCTCCATGATCTTGCACCGAATCCTAAGTTCTCCTTTTTAACAAGTGAACCAAACAAAGATGAGAACTCTGCATTACCATCAGGTAGTGCGATGAGATTTTCAACTTGTAATTCTTTGAACCATGCATTCATAGTAAATGTATCATTTACTGATAGACAATAGATTGCATCAATCCCTTTATCAAAGAATTGATCTGCAAGTTTATCAAAGCCTGGAACTTGATTGTTTGAACAAGTAGGGGTAAATGCGCCTGGCAAACCAAACAACACTACTTTCTTACCTGCAAAAAGTTCACCTGTACTCAGGGTTGTCCAATCCCCATCAACTCTGGCAGGGAATGTAACGTCAGGTACTGGAGTACCATATTCAATATTAAAGTTCATAATATATTTCTCCTATAGGAATACAACCTCCATTATAACATAGAGGTTGTATATATGTATAGGGGGTTTTTTAAGAGATTTTGATTGAAACTGGTTTCTTCTCTTCAGGAATCACCCTCTCAAGTGCAACACTCAAGATACCATTCTTTAAAGATGCACCTGACACTACAATTTCATCTGATAGTGTAAATGTTCTTTTGAATGATCTAGATGCAAGACCTTTATGAATAAAGTCTTGTTCATCTTTTGATTCCACCTTACCTTCGATAGTAAGAATCTCTGCCTCTTTTGAGATTGAGATTTCTTTCTTATCAAATCCTGCAACTGCAAGTTCCACACGATAATGTTCATCATCGTCTTTCACAATGTTGTAAGGGGGGTAAGAAATATTAGATGGGACTGTTGAAGCCTTTTCTAAAAGTTGAAGAGTTCTGTCGAACCCAATTGCGAATGGGAATGATCTCCCATAGATATCGTCAAAGATAGTCATTTGTTTCTCCTTTAATAAGCAAGTTTAAATAAAATACCTAACCTCTTTTGAGCATTAGGGCGTATGTTCTCTTTGCAACCGAGCTTCGAAAAGCTCTTTTGAAGTCACAAAGAGATCATACTAAGTTGTATGATCTCATTATATAAAATAATAAATCATACTAAAACTCTCAAATCTGTGTGGTAGTAGGATTGTTTATCTTACGAAGAACTCTCCCTTACCTTTCCATCAAGAGGTGACTTCCGTAGTAGGATTGTTTATCTTACGAAGAACTCTCCCTTACTTCAGTCGATGTTCAGAGTGGTATCCAGTAAACTGGTCACTCTTCTATAATGCAGTCTAAATTAATAAAAAAATAAACTGCATTTTTATTTATACATTATAACACACTTTTTTGTGAAAAAAAAGGTATTTTTTTTTAATGTAGAAATTTATTACAAATCTTATGGAACCGATTTCGTTTCATAAACTTATCAAATTTTTTGAATAACCTCTTCATGCTATCCTCTCAACTAAATCTGAAAATCTACAGGTTTTAAAACCGTAGGTGCTATACACTTTGTAGGTATTTTTTATGACGTTGCGATTCTCAAAAGATTTCTTTCCTCTGAGACAGTCAGGTGTGAGTATTTGGCCTTCGTAAAATGACCCATCATGAAGTTCAAATTCTATAACGTTATCTTTATAGAAAATAACTTGTTTCACTTCGGACTTCTTTAGTGTTTTGTCTTCGTCTGCTGTTGCTGGAAGTCCGAGAAGTAGCAAGGCAGACACTAATGCATATCTTAGCATATCTATCTCCTATTGTTGTTGTTACTTTCTGCGACATGGTCTTTTTCGTTTCCTACTTGACTCATTTCTGTCACATAATTGTAACATTAGTATTTAGTCGTTTTGTATGCTAAGGATTGTATCTATTTGAATATCGTGGTATGATGAAGTGTCACAATCCCATACTATAATCTTGTCTGAATCTGTTTGAAATTTTCTAGGGATAGTGCATCTTCTTTTATGCACCTTATCGGATGTAAGAGATTGGTACTCTACAACTTTCTCTTGTTTGTATAACTCTTTAAATACTTGCTGGAATGTCATCTGTCTTTTCTTTAAACACGATGTTTGCAATTCCTAGTTTATTACGTCTCACTATTTCATTCTTAACTTTCTGTCTTAACTTAGGAACTACAGGTTTGTTATAAGCTTCCATTAGTTCTTGGTTAGACTTAGTCTTCATGTACTCATGTACAATAGAAACTTTCTTTGTAGCACGATCTATTTGTTTTGAAGTTTTTCCAAATTTCACTGGCATCATTCTCTCCGTTATTATTATTATTTTTATTTATCTCTTATTACAAGTACCTTTTACTCTATCAAGAACTTGCATGTTATTATGGACAACCATTGAAGTTAAAAGTATTGGTGCATACAAGTCTTCGTTTGTAATAGTCACTGCTTCGTGAATTGCACTATAAGAAGGAATAAGAATTACACTCTTTAAAAATAACATTTCACCTAATGTTGGTATACGAGGCAAAAGTGGATTCAATTCATAAACACAATCATATTGCATACCTTTAGATGTTGACCAAACATCTGCAAGTTGTAATGCAACAAACACTGCCCATACCTCTATATCTGCTGGTTCTCTAAACTGTATATATGGTAACTTTTTCGGATTTTCCCTTAACAAGGATTCTATCGACTTCTGTAAATGCTGTTGATGGACATAATCTATAAGTTCTTTCCGATAACAACACTCGTACCCCATCATAATTTCTTGTTTGACCTTCGAGTCTAGCTCCCAAGTTGACGGCATCTCCAATGACGGAATAGTCAAATCTAAGTTCTGACCCCATGTTTCCAACGATGCACTCACCTGTAGAGATGCCGATACCGACATCAATAGAAGGAAGACCTTCAACTTCAAGTTCCTTAATAAGTTCATCCGCCTTAACCGAAATTTCTTGGGCACTTTTTACTGCCATCTCTGCGTGATCTTCACAGTCCAAGGGAGCATTCCAAAATGCCATGATACAATCGCCCATGTATTTGTCGATGGTTCCTCCATTCGACAATATTATTTTTGTCATGGTATCAAGGTATTTATTAATTAACATAACTAACCCTTCAGGGTCATCATTATTCTTATAGTGTTCTGATATTGGAGTGAACCCACAGATATCCATAAAGAGGAATGTCATTTCTTTTCTCTGACCACCTAACACTAGCATGTCAGGATTATCCTGTAGTTGTTTGACCATCTCAGGAGATAAATACTTTTGGAACTGTTTTCTAATCTGTTCCTTGAGTTGAAATGTCACATAGTATTTGTTATATGATGCATGTCCAAAAACAATCAAGGAGGCGATTGATGAGTAGAAAGTATCGAAAAGAACGAGACTTGAAGACCACAAATAGAAACCCCCACCCACCTGAAATCCTACAACACCTAGACTCCCTAGAGCCGCAAAAGTTGTGGGAAGTTTGTAGACCATTACCAACACTAATATCAGAACTATCAGAAGAAGAACAACTTCTAGAAATTCAAGATAGTAGGATTGTTGTATTTGAGCTTCTTGCAAGACGGTTTGGAGGATTGAGGCTTGAACTTCGTGGGGATACATTGTACCCACTGGAGTTGAAACTGGATTATTCAGACCTTCCGCTGTCAGACCCCAAATCAGAATCTTATTCTGTACATCACTAGAAGGTAAATCTACTGCAGATATTCTTTCGAAATCATGCCAATAGGAAATCATAATATCTCCTGTTGGTGTGGTTTCGATAGGAGGTTGTCTCCCCATTCTAATCCATTCTATACCGACTTCCTGTGTAACTCTTGTTTGATAATTGGGCTGATCATAAAATGCACGTAGTGTCTCTAACACTATAGATGGATATATCTGATCATTTGCAGTAACGATTAGTGGTGCAGAACGAACTGTTCCGTCAAAGTTTGGTGTTCCTGCGAATGGTGGTGTTGCAGTTGTTACTCCTACACCATAAGTGTTATCCTGTAAGATAGGAAGTGGTGCAACGATTCCTGTAAAGTTCCATACACTATCTTTGATATCTCCACCCCCAAATATAGAAGTGTTAACAAAAGGTGCAGAACCTTTTTGTATTTGTGCAGATGGAGCTGCAGATAGAATTGTCAACCGATTGATTAATCCTTCGGCGAACATCTCATCTTCGCTGGCGTCTCGGTCAGGTTTACTGAATAATTGTGTAAATACGTGAGTGTTAGTGTAATGAGTGTCTAAGAGGATATCCCTGTAGATACTACGTTTGATTGGATACTGTCCATACACTTCAAGTGTCTTTTCATCAATATCTACTAAAACAATATTCTCCGTCGCCAGGCGTTCTTGAGTCTGATGTAAGAAGTCGAACCATGACCACTGGATATTTTCAACAACGTATGGTGACCAAACCTTCAGTCCGACCAATAGTGAAATGGTCACTAAGACTGTTTTCCAACTATACATTATGAAAATTTCTTTTGAATATATTTAAAAATTGCGTAGATTGATAATCCGTAAAATGCAAGTACGGACATTGGTATACCGATATATGCAAGTTCCCATGGTGATAAAAATAAAATCTCCCATGCAAAGTTTGATGCAGCTTCCACATCACCCATTGCTTCAGGCATTGCAATATCATTCTCTACAAATAGGTCTAAAATCTCATCGTATTCTTCTTCGGTGAGACATTCATAAAACTCAGGAGGACACTCTGTCATTTAGTTTCCCTGAGTTACATTTACAGTGCATCCACCTACGGTGTGACATGTTTGTGTTAATGAATATGTTTGATTAGTGTCACCTGTTTGAGTCAGAGTTAAATCCGTCCCATAGGTTCCACCTAGTGTTATGGTTGCAGTATGAGCTCCAGTCTTTTTCTGAACAACATGTACTTCATTGTTATCGTTATTGATTGTTCCTGTGAGTGTCTTGTTTCCGTTCTGCAATTGTTTTGAGAAGACATCGTTGTAGTCACCATAAATGTTCCAAGTCATGGAATGAGTTATACTACTTGAATCTTGTTTCTGACTTCCTTTAAAGTCATTGTAGTCACCATGAATATCTAATCTTACAAAGTTCCCACCAGGCTCTGTTCCATCATAATCCCAAGTAGGTGTAAGTGAGTTATTAAGTTCATACCCTTGACCAAAGACAACTTGATTGTAATTACCTTGAATGTGGAATTGGAAATCATTGTCATTACATGTTGCAAAGGAACATCTTTGTCTGATTTCTATATCGTTGTCTTGTCCGTCTAAGTCTCCACCCCAATTATAACCTGAACCCCATGCATCAGTATATCCAATGTACATGTTGTTACCTTTTTGAGCTAACTTTATAGTGTTGTCTTGATGATCAAAAGAAAAGAGAACTGTATTTGCAAAACCTTGTTGTGTTACATCTAAATCTAAATTATCACCACTATTAACTTGTCTGATATCTATTGAGTTATCGTCTGCGTGGACGACACCAATAAAAAGGATGAATGGCGCCCAAGGCGCCACCCAGTACTTGTAAAATAAACGTTTTATTTTATTTAAAAAATCCATGCTAATAATAATCCCAAAACTAGACCTTTTGTGAATGAAATCCACATTGCATGGTACTCTGTAATTCCAAGTGATTGAATCCACTTGTAACTCCAGTTCTCATGCCAGTCAAGAAGTTTTCTTAAATTATCCATATAAGTCTCCTAAGTTCCTTTACTATTTAGTTAGTTTGATTTATAAAAATCTCGATTGCTGGGTCTCCGTTACCGAATTCGATAACACCCTGATAGCCTTCGACATACGTATCTATAAATCCTGAATTCCCATTCTGTATGATTATCTCAATAACACCGTTTACATTACGATAAAAATATAAGTCTCCGTCTTGTACAAAGACATTGTATTGTGAATCTTTATTGAATCCCATAACTGCACCTTTAAGTGTAACAGTTCCACCACCTGAGTCTGCCTGCACATCTTTCAGTGCGACTGTTGTTCTTGTTAACTCTTCTACTACATCTAATAGGTCAGTAAGGAAATCAACATCTAATAAATCTATGTCTAATTCTGAAAACTCTAAATCTTCTTTAGTGTCTTCTAATGCATCTTGTTCTAATTCATTAAACTCAAGGAAATCTACATCTAGTATTCCTTGATCTTGGTCTTGGTCATCTGCAACTTGGTCTTCAATTGCTTGTTTGATTTCTGTAGGTGGATTGACGATAAACATATTGTCAATCAATGCAGGTGTGATACCATTTATAACTACAGATGATGTTGGTGGACTATCCAAAGACGATACCATAGTTGCTTGATACGCCTCATTGAGTGTCACTTCTCCACCTAAGTTTGACACTACTATTTCACCTGATGCATCTCCGTTTGCATCTGGCAAAAGTATAACGAGTGACCTTCCGATCTCATCAATACTCGTTGTAAAATCTGTTCCGTTGATTGCGATTTGTGCCGTAGGTGTTGACACATTGATATTTTTCTTTCTGATTTTTTGACCTGTACCTGATGCAAATCGAGCTGTACCTTGCACCATTCTGATTGACATTTTGGATAGGTCAGGGTTTGGGTCATAATATGCTTCATCGATATAGACCCTAGTCTGTTCAGTCATATCAATAAACTCGTTATCCAGTAGAACTATTTTCATTCTACCATTACCAGTTCTTGCCTCATCATAGAGGATGACATCACTACCGACTGAATGTGGATATGACTCTGTACCACGTAGGAGTTCACCCACTCCTGTTGATTCTACAATGTCACCAATGGGGTCATTTGCATGAACCCCACTGATAAACAACAAACTAAGAATCGTTAGCTGAGTCTTTCTGATTAATTTGAATGATCGCATTGTCACTCGTAATGTCAAGTGTTAAGATTGATGTAGGTGATGAACAACCTGATGCACCTGAAGGACAGGTACCTGTTAATTGGTTAATATCTACATCTGCACTATCCCCATCAAGTGTAAAAGTAAGTGATGAGTCACTTGCATCATTTTGTAAAGTATTAATATTGTTTGAGGAACCAGTGACATCAAAATTCCATGTCAGGTTGTCTGCCTCCCAATCAATATCAAAAACATTCGAACTACCGATCAATATTAGATCGGCGTCTAAAGATTCTGCGCTAGTAACATAACCTTGGTCGATATCAAAAGTATTAGAACTTCCAGTTACGTCAAAATTAATGTTAGAGCTATCTGCACTGCCGAGATAACCGATGTTCCAATCTATTGAGTTAGAATCTCCAGTGAAGTCCAACTTATAGTATGAACTATCTGCAACAACTGGCCCGAATAGGACGTTGTTGTTGCCTGTAAAATCTAAATCAAACTCTAATGTTGCACCTGTGATACTCATTGTACTTGATACTGAACCTGAGGAACCATTGTCCCCACCGATTTTGTTACCAAAACCAACTTGGTCAATATAAAGTTTCAAAGTGTCACCAGTTTGAGTGATCTTAATTTCGTTATCATCAGTGGCTTGTGCGAAAACGAATCCAGTCGACATTAATAAAATTAAACTAATTAGTTTCTTCATTTTCGTTATACCCTTTTATTTTCCAAAAACCCCTATGGTGTCCTTGGTAGATTAATTCCAACACTGCAGCCTCAATCGCTGTTCGTGTTGCGTAAGTCACTGATTCATTATTACCCACACCGTCTTCAATCTCTATAAGTTGGGTTCCTTGTTCGACGAATCTAAAAACATCGCCTCCTGAACCGTAACTCAAAAGAGTTTTCCGAGTTTGTACATTTAGTAAAACTTCTCCAGTGAGAACACTTACTGCTCTCATAGAAATTGTGACAACATCTTGTCGATACTGTCTCGAATAACCAATGCCGAGGGTTCTTGCGCCTGTTCCCCCAGTTTTAATATTGGTATCATAGCCAATTATACCACCCTCTATTATCATTCCTGCGAACAATAGAGGTTGAATTCCTTTAGGGTCATCCCCTGTTGCAGATGCATACTCCTGTCTTGCAGAACGTATGATCTGTCTCTCTCTTATTAATGCATCAATTCCATTTCTTTCTACAACACGAAACCATGTTCCGTCTCCTGCAGTTTTTAATGCATCGATAACCATCTCTACTCCACCTTGTGTTACGGCAGTTGAGAATGATGCAATGTTATCAACAGACTTTCTTTGTCCTGTTTTGTCTAAAAAATTATAGACAGTTACAATTGGTCTCTCTTCTGCAGGTGGTAGTTTTAAAAGTTCCAAGTAGGAAGGTAACCTAACTACCTGTGGACTTTCTACGCAAATGTATCTACGTGTAACCTGTTTTGCAACACCTGTAACTACGTCTTTACCAAACCCTTCATCGAACCTACCTGTTTCATAGGCACAGTCTGCTGGGTTATCAGACCACTTTGGGACTGATGCACATCCACTTATAAGAAGTGTTAATGCAAGTAAATACTTAACCATCTCCACCACCAGTGTCAGGGTCTTGTCCAAAGTTTCCTGTTCCTACTGGTATCTCAATGACTGTTGTTGTTCCTTCGGTATCGATAATAGTCATTTTGATAACATCAGTTCCGTCTGCGTTAGTTATTACCTCCCATGTAATAACACTTCCTTCAAGCGTAAATGACCCAAAGTTTGATGCAGTATCATTACTAAACATTGATTCAACTAACTGTTTAGATAGCTGTGCGTAAATTCTCGATTCTAAATTTCTGATAAATTTTGCAAGCGTGGTATTGTCCGCTTCTCTTTCTGCGGCCTTCCTTGCCGCCTCCAAGGCATCCTCTATTTGTTTCTTCCTTGAGAACTCTTGGTTCTCAATAGTCAAATAATGGGCACCTGTACCGACCCCACTAAAGCTGGGGTTCTTAAATCCAAATTTAATTTCGTCTGCATAAACGTTTTGTGCATGTAAGAACAAAACGAATATAATTGCACTACTTACTAATACTTTTTTTAACATTCTTTTTCACCCCTTTCAATAGGGCGTCCTCTTCTATTTTCTCTTTCATTCTGTATTCTAAGACTACGTTAACTTTTTGTTGAAGTCTAATCATGTCTTGATCTAACATCCTAGTTTGATCAATAACACGTATCAATGCAATGTGCATCTTTTCAATTTCAGGTTCTATTCTTTCAGAGATAAACTTCCAAATGAAGAAGATAAAATACCCCATACCAACACTCATGACAACAGGAAAACCGTAATCTTTAATTAGGTTTGCTATATCTAAATCCATTGTCCGTGTGTCCTATGCGCTATTAGTCTCTCCTCACGTCGAGTTTACCGTCTTCTATGAAGTTTTCTGATCGTGAGATTCTATCGATATCAGGTCTCAATTCTAATGCAGATGAGACTAACATGTCTATCTTAATCATTTCGTTTGACATTGTTCTTGCTCGGTTCTCTAAACTTTCACAGAACATGGTAAGCGTTTTTATATCGTCTACTATACCTTCAAGGATTTGTTTGAGTACGATAAAAATGAAGACACCCATCACAATTGCCATTGCGATAGGAGTTCCCACGTCAGTTATCAAGTCAAACATTTCCATACGATTATTTATGGAAATAGACTGTTTGCCTGTCAATAAAATGACAGCTTATCAGAAATTTGAAATGAGGTCTACGAACCTTTTTTCGGAGTTTGAGTTACCCACTTCTTCTGCAATAACAGGGAAGTCATACGGCCCAAAGTTCTCATAGGTGAGAGAGATTGTAGGTGCGGCTGCATTGATTGCCATATCTGCCCTATGTTGAGGGTCACCATATCTTACACCATCAACTTTAACCCAACAATTTGCATAGTAAGGAACTCTGTTTTTTGCGTAAGACATGATAGTTCCTTGGGTATCGTTTGGCATATACCCTGCACCAACAGTAAATGTAGGTGTCTCATCTCTAGTATGTGCAAGTCCTAATTGATGACCTATCTCATGTGCAAAAATATATTCAGTTGAAGTGTCTTGGTCAGGGTCAATGGTTGCGATATCATTCTTAGAATAACATGCAGTCATCCCTGCAGTCATACCTTCACCTTTCCATGGCCACCCTGCACCACAAACTTCCCAGTCCTGAGTGTTATCAAGCATGACATGAACCATATCTGCCTCATACTTATCAACCAACCATGCCTTTTCATAGAATGGTGAGTACTGATGCCAGTCTTCTAAGTCATATGCGAGTTCGATATTACCCAACTCATCATAAGTGTTTTCAATATCTACAGGTTCTACAAATGCAGCTTCCATGTGGATTTGGATTCCATTCAATGCGAAGATTTCATTTAGTTGACGAATGTAACCGAACACTCTACGACTATCCATTCTATCATCAACATATACACCCAGTCGAATTACGTTCATACCAGGCCTGTATACCATTTCGAAATCAGAGTAATTGGTTTCCATACCAATACAGTTTTCATAATTGACTACATCACATTCGATGTAATCTGCTTCAATATAGTCCATAACGACTCCATAATATAAAGGGGGTCTTTCGACCCCTATAGTTTAAGAAGGACAAACAGACCCATCTTCAGATGCATCAAAGGTCTCATCACCACAACCATAACTTCCATCATTGTTAGTATCACAATGACGAACCCATGTTTGCATAGCAAAGGTGAATCCCTCTGACCATGGTACGTATGCTTTACACCATTCATGACTACCTGCCGTCATACCATCAGTTGGTTGTGGCACGTAATCTCTTGAAGTGTGTTCTCTTCTTAATGTAAAATGAACGCTACCATTACTATAGTTCTTTTGATTAAAAACTTTGGTAGTGGAAACATAAATTTTTTCACCTTCGGACAAGGTGTAGGTTGAACCATCATCATAATTGATAACCGTCTCTGATACTGCTACGAGGGGAAACAACATGATGAGTGCTAGTACTGCTCTCATAACATATTCCTCTTGTTGCGTAGGTCTTTCCCTACAGTCTTATATATGTAAAAAAGGGGACGGAGTGTCCCCTTTAGTGTTAAGTTTTGTTAGTACTTATTTCAACTGACTGTGAATTTCGTTGATTACAGCAGCCTTAGTACCTGACTTTTTAACTTTCAGGTTCTTCTTATCTGCAAATTCAATCAGTTGATTTTTTGTCAACTTCTTGAGCTCTGCTTTAGAAGTGATACCATTGTTATTTGCATCTGCATTAACAACTGGTTTAGTAGGTGCTGGAGTTGAAGGTGTAGAAGAGGACTTCTCCTTCTCTTCCTTCACAACGAAATATACGAGTCCGATCACAATAAGACCAATCACTACGTATGAAAATTCCATAATATACTCCTAACGTTAGTTTATTACTTATCCAATAATGGATTTTTGTCCTTAGCTTTACCTATTGCTAGTGCTAAGACCTCTAAGTATTTATACACCTTTGCCCAGACCTTATCGTCCTGAGGTGTTGGTGTAAGTGATACTATAACTGAACAAATTGAGATTACCACTGGGATGATCATCAATAAGTTCCAAATACCCATAATAAAGTCTATAATTCCTGAGAACATAGGTTTACCTCCAAATTATTTTTGCAAGTATATTTAGGTATTTGAGTTACCAATTGAGTATTTAGTAGTGAGTTTCCACTGTGATTTTTCCTTGAAAGGTATCACTTTTATCTGAGATAAAGGTGCTTTCGGTTCCTCAATCAATGAGGGATTCACCACACTCAATAGGTTCCATTGTTTCAATAAATCTACTATAGTGTTACGTCTCGCAACATCTGATTCATCGAAGTTAGTTGGTTTCCCATCTAACTGAAACAATTCCTTAAAATGTACTATGTAATACTTACCTCTTTTGTGTAAAATATGACACGATTGAAATAATTCTTGTTCCTTTCTTGATGCAACACCTATTCGTGAAAGTGTCTCACGAATCTTTAAAAAATCGTCTTTATGTGGAAATGTGATTTCGACTAAGTCTTTTGTTATTTGATCTAATTCATCCATTATCTGAACCACCTTTGTTCATTCTTTTTCTCAATTCACGTAATTGTTTATCAGATAGTAGATTGACATAATCTTTGGCTTCTTTTGTTGATATCTGATAATACTCTTTTACGGTATCGATTTTCTTACTAATGTAGGGTTTCTCCCACTTGGAAAATCTATTACGTTTTCTCAAAGTATTTAGGAAAAACAGGTACTGAAGACGGTTGTCCAAACCGTGATGACAGTTCATTTCATTAGTAAGTAAGATTGAATCTTGGTGGTAAGATAAGGCCTTATTTGCAAGAAATGGTTGATATGATTTCTCTTCAACTTCATCTACCATGATATCTTTCTTGGTAGATGAAACTGATTTTACGAAATCAAATGGATTGGTTTTGGTATTAGGCATTCATTAAACGTTGTTCAGGACTTGGTTGAACTTTTCTTGTATATGCATCAATCAATGCATCACCTTTTAGTTCTTCACCAAAGTATACAACACTACCATCTGATAGTGTACGTTTAACTAGACCACTGTTGTATTGGATATCTGTGACCATTTTACCATCTTCAGTATCCTGAGGTCTAGTGTCATACCACATTGAATTTAAACTGTGGATATGCAGTGCAGTGAAAGACGTTGCCCATACTTCTGCTTCTAAAAGTAGTCTTTGTCTCTCAACTTGATCTTCATATTGTGTCA